GAGCGAATGGGCCTGCGGGCCCTCCTGGCCAACGCGGCGAGCCCGGCGAACCGGGCGCGCAAGGGCCACAAGGCGAGCGCGGCGAGCCCGGCGCGGTTGGAGCGAATGGGCCTGCGGGCCCTCCTGGCCAACGCGGCGAGCCCGGCGAACCGGGCGCGCAAGGGCCACAAGGCGAGCGCGGCGAGCCCGGCGCGGTCGGAGCGAATGGGCCTGCCGGCCCTCCTGGCGAACACGGCGAAGCGGGGCCCGCTGGTGCGCCCGGCGAAGCCGGGCCGCCTGGGCCGCAGGGCGAGCGCGGCGAGGTCGGCGCGAATGGGCCTGCCGGCCCTCCTGGCCAACGCGGCGAGCCCGGCGAACCGGGCGCGCAAGGGCCACAAGGCAAGCGCGGCGAGCCCGGCGCGGTCGGAGCGAATGGGCCTGCGGGCCCTCCTGGCGAACGCGGCGAAGCGGGGCCCGCAGGTGCGCGCGGCGAAGCCGGGCCGCCTGGGCCGCAGGGCGACGCCGGCCCGCGCGGTGAGCCCGGGCTGCCCGGCGAGCGCGGCGAACGCGGCGAGAAAGGCGAGCCCGGTCTGCAGGGCGTCGCTGGCCCTCGAGGCGAGCCCGGTGATCTCGGCGCGCGCGGAGACATCGGACCGCCTGGTGCACCTGGCGCTCGAGGTGAGCCCGGCCCCGCTGGCCCTCCGGGCGAGCGCGGCCCGCGCGGCGAGGTCGGTGCGAACGGGCTTGCTGGACCGCAGGGCGAGCGCGGCGAACCCGGGCCGATCGGGAAGCTCCCGCTGGTCAAGGCCTGGACGGACGAGGTCCACTTCGAAGGCGCATGCGTCCTTTATGAGGGCGGCACCTATCAGGCCTTGAAGGCGACCGGGCGGCGGCCGGGAACACCGGATTGGATTTGCCTCGCTGCTCGAGGGCAGGACGCTAAGACGCCGATGCCGCGCGGCACGTTCGATCCCGACGAACGCTATCAGGCGCTCGACATCTGCGCGTTAAACGGCGGCAGCTTCATTGCGCTCCGCGACGAACCCGGGCCGTGCCCCGGCGCCGGCTGGCAATTGCTGACCCGGCAGGGCGCGCGCGGCGTCGCGGGTCCGAGAGGCGAGCGCGGTCCGCAAGGCGAACGGGGCGAGCGCGGCTTCCCCGCGCCGAAGCTGACGGGCTGGAAGATCGACCGCGAGCACTACACGGCCACCCCAACGATGAGCGACGGGACGCAGGGTCCGGTCCTCGAATTGCGCGCGCTGTTCGCGCAGTTCCAAGACGAGACTGAATAAGCGATGGCCGATCGCATCATCAAAATTCTAACGCCCGCGACGAGCTTCGATCTCATGACGCTCGACGAGGCGAAATTGATGATGGGCATCGCAACGACGGACAGCAGTGAAGATCAGCAGCTGTCGCTGTGGATCGAGATCAACTCGGCGACCGTCGCGCGCATGTGCAATCGCGTCTTCGCGCGCGAGGAGGTCCGCGAGGAATGGCGCGAGTTGAACGGCCGCCATCGCATCTTCCCATCGCACTGGCCGATCAAAGAGGAAGACATCGAAAGCGTCGAGTCGCCGCTGGGCACGGTGCTCGATCCGAGCGCGTGGGAGCTTGAGGAGGAGTCCGGCAAGATCGAGATATTCGGCGCGGTCGCGTTCACCGAGCCGGTCTGCGTCCACTATTGGGGCGGTTACGACCTTCCCGACGACGCGCCAGACCCGCTGAAGAAAGCGGTCGCGGTGCTCAACCTGCAATCAAAGCTCCTCGCCTCGCTCGGCACCATCGCGGGCATTCGCGGCCTGTCGCACAAAGAGGCCCGCGTCCAATTTCACGACCCGATGAAAATTCTCGAGGCCGCGCTCGGAGGGGGCGCCGCAAGCAGCACGAGCGGCGCGGTTATGCAGCTCCTCTCGCACTACATCCGCTACGAGGTCTGAGTTGGGCATCAACTTCTCCACGATGGTCTATGCGCCCAACTTCGATCTGTGGGCGCGGCCGATCACGGTGACGCCTGCCGCCTCGCAGCCGGGCGCGCCGGCCTTTGCCGCGCGTGGCATCTGGCATCAGGACCGGATCGATGTCGTGCTCGAGGACGGCTCGATCTTCGTCGACCAGCAGGACTCGATCGACGTCCTCGAAACCGAATTCCCGATTCTGCCGCAGCAACTCGACCGCATCGATATTCTCCAGGACGGCCCTGGCGGCATGCAGGCGGAAGGCACCTTCGAAATCGTCAGCGCCACGCGCAACGGCGGCGGCGAGACGAACCTCGTGCTGCGCAAGCTGGTTCCGGCGCTGCCGCTACGGCGACGATGAGCATCACGGATACGCAGAGCTACAGCCAAGTCATCCGTGACGCGCTGTTCGCCACGGTCGTGCAGCTGCCGTTCTTCGCTGACTTCATCGCGCGCCGTTCCAAGCAGCTGCCGATGCAAGAGCCGCTCCTGCCGTATCTCGGCGTCTACATCATCAGCGAGGAGATGCCGCCCGACGGCGACGTGAATGCCGGCGACATTCGTTTCACCCACACGCTGCGCGTCGGCTTTCAAGTCATCATTCAGAACAACGATCCGGTGGAATCGGAGTTAGAGCTCGACGCGGCGTTCTGGGCGATCATGAACGGCCTGTGGACCGATGACGGCCTGACGAACCTCATCGAGTCCGGGATGCCCGACAATACGCGGATCGAAGGCATCGAGCGCGGCTCGCGCCGGCATGTCTGGGGCGTCATCGGCAAGGGTGAAACCCCGATCGGCGAATTGGAATACGTCGTCGCGCTTCGCTACCGCACCGAATGGTACCCGACGGGCTTCCCCGACCTCCTGCACATCCATCAGGAGACGGTGCCGATCATGGACAACTACGCGAACGGCGTTCCCGACGGCAGCGAAGTGCAACGCATCATCACCGAATACGAGTTCACCCCTGAAAAAGGAGGTTCACGTGACCGAGCAAACAAACGCGGCCGACGACCCGCAGGCCGAGCGCCTGAAGCGAATCAACCGGCGCAAGGAAGCGCTCGCCAAGCGCATGCCGAAAGTGGAGCGGGTCCGCGTCAACCCAAAGGATGACGACGTTCGGGAGTTCATCAAACACCCGAGCGGCATCGCTTTCCCGGAAAGCGGTTCAGCCGAGTGGCCGCTCGATCGCTTCACGCGGCGCCGCATTGCGGACGGCTCCGTCACGCTCGAAGACGACAAGCAGCAGCCGAAGCAAGCGCACGCGCCGAGATCGTCGCCGGGCCCGGCGCCGCATCGGCAGTAACTGATCCAGATAGCGGAGACACCCATGCCCATCTCGTTCTCGCAAATTCCCGCTGACATCAAAGTCCCGCTCTACTGGGTCGAGGTTGATCCGACGATGGCGGGCCTCCCGACGCTCGGGCTGCGCGCGCTGCTCGTCGGCACCATGCTCGGGACCGGGCTCGCTGGCGCGACGCCCGATGTCCCGATCGCCATCGGCTCGCAAGCGCAGGCCGACGCCGCCTTTGGAGCGGGCTCGGAGCTTGCGCGGATGTTTGTTGCCTACTTCGCGAACAATTTTGCAAATGAGGTGTGGGGCCTCGGCGTTCCCGAGCCGGTTGGCGCCACCGCCGCGACCGGAACGATCACGGTTGCGAGCCCGCCGACGGCCGCCGGCACGATCCATCTCTACATCGGCGGCGTTCATGTCCCGATCAATGTCGGCGCTACCGATACCGCGGCGATCGTCGCGACCAACATCGCCGCCGCGATCAACGAGCTATTCGAGCTGCCCGTTAGCGCGACCGCCACGACCTCGGCGGTCACCTTGACCGCGATGTGGAAGGGCATCAGCGGCAACGACATCACCGTGAGCCTCAACTACTACGGCACGATCGGTGGCGAGGTCATGCCGACCGGCTTGGCCTTGACCTTGCCGGCGACCGGCCTGCTGACCGGCGGCGCGGGCGTGCCGGTATTCACGACGGCGATCAACAATATCGGCGATCAGCCGTTTGAATATGTCGCGATGCCCTATACCGATTCGAACTCGCTCATGGCCTGGGAGCAGGAGTTCGGCTTCAGTGACACCGGCCGATGGGGCTGGCAGCGCCAGCTGTTCGGCCATGTCTTTTCGGCCAAGCGTGGCGACTATGCGCCGCTGATCACCTTTGGCGCGACGAATAATTCGGGCGTCATGTCGATCATGGCCTTCGAGACCGCGAGCCCGTCGCCCTCGTTCGAATGGACGGCGGCCTACACCGCGAAGGCGCAGCGCTCACTCGCCAACGATCCGGCGCGCCCGCTGCAGACGCTCTCGCTCAATCAGATCAAGTGCGCGCCGCTGCAGAGCCGGTTCGACTTCATCGAGCTTAACGCGCTCGCCGAGGCGGGCCTCGCGATCCAGAAAGCCGGCACCGACAATCAGCCGATGATCGCCCGAGAGCAAACGACTTATCAGCTCAATGTGTATGGCAACCCGGACGATGCCTACGAGCTGGTGACGACGCTCGCGACCTTGGCGAAGCTCCTGCGCAACCAGCGCGCCGTCATCACCAATAAGTTCGGGCGGTGCAAGCTCGCCAATGACGGCACGCGCTTTGGTCCCGGGCAAGCGATCGTCACGCCCGGCATCATCAAGGCCGAGCTGATGGCGCAATATGCGCTCGACGAGTTCAACGGCCTCGTCGAGGACGTGGTCGATTTTGCCTCGTTCTTGCTGGTCGAGCGAGATCCAAACGACCCGAACCGGGTCAACGTCTTGTATCCGCCGGACCTCATCAATCAGCTCCGCATCTTCGCGGTGCTGGCGCAATTCCGGCTCCAGTACGATCGCGGCGTCGACACGCTGATCACCGCGCCGAGCCCGACCGGCGTCACGGGCGTGCTGCCCGCCGTCTGAT